CGCCGACCAACTGCGTCAGGCGGGCCTCTCTGGGGCCTCTGCGGGCGGCATGGCGCCGTCGCAGGGGATCGAGTCGGCGGCGACGCTGGCGGCGACCGGCCGGATCAATGGGAGCCTCATCCCGGGCCTTGTCTCGCGCAGCCAGCGGTATGCGGACGCCTTCGGGATGGATCAGGCCGATGCGCTGAAGGAACTCGCCAAGGCGTTCTCGGACCCGGTCGAAGGGGCGAAGCTGCTGGACGAGCGGCTCGGCTTCCTCGATGCCAAGACGAAAGAATACATCCGGACGCTGAAGGAACAGGGGAACGAACTCGGGGCGCAGAAGGCGCTTTTCGATGCGTTCGACGCCTCGCTGAAAAAAACGACCGACACGACATGGAGCCTCACGCAGGCGTGGCGTCTGTTCCGGTCGGGGCTGGAAAGCCCTATCCAGACGATTGCCGGCGCGCTGGATAGCGCCCTCGTCGCGCCCAAGAGCGGCGCTCAGATGGCGGCGGAGCGCGCGCGCGCCCAACGCGCGGCGCTGGAGCAGAAGGCGAATCGGGACAGCATCGAGATCACCGACCGGGTGACGAAATTCATTCCCGAGATCGGGGGCAAAAGGACGCTCGAAGACGCGACGGCGTTTTTCAAGAATGCCGAAAAGAATGGCCCGGCGCTGGCGAAGCTCGGCGTCTCGATGACCGACTTCTCCAAGGCGCAGGACATTGCGAACGTAAAGCTCCAGAACTTCGCCACCGAGACCGAAAAGGTGCGCGCGGCGACCGAGACGCGCTCCAAGTCGATGGCGACGCTCAACGAGCAGACCAAGGCGGACCTCGAGGCCCAACAGACCTATACCGACACGCTGCGGGAGACGGGCGACCGCCAGCTTGCCGCCGCGAAGGCGGATGCCGTGCGCGCGGACGCGCTTGGGCGCGTCAATGCGGCGGTGCGGGCCTATAACGATGCGGCGAAGGAACAGCTCGCCCTTGCTGGCCTGTCGCCCATGCAGCGCGCCCGGGCGCAGATCGGGATCGAGGCGGAGAATTTCAAAAAGCAGTATGGCGCCGTCCCGTCCGGTGTGGCGGATCGCTATGCGGCCCTCAACAAGCAGTTCAATTACGACGCCTTCGGCGCCCCGATGCAGGACATGGAGGCGCAGAAGCGAATGCTCGCCGTCCAGAAGTCGGGGATCGGCAAATCGACGTTCGATAGCTCGTTCGATTCCGCCTACATGGAAAAATACAACCAGCTCGTGAAGGAAGGGATCGAGATCACCCCGCAGGCGGTCGAGCAGATGAACGCTTACGCCCGGGCGCATGCGGATCTCGCCGTCGAAGCGGAAAAGGTGAATCGGCAAGAGCAAGAGTTCCGCGACGGCCTCGATGTTACGCGCTCGGCCCTGAAAGATTTGGGGGCGAGTCTCGTCGATGCGTTCCGGCGCGGGGAGAGCGCCGCCAATGCCATGCTCGGCGTCCTCGATCGCCTGACGTCGAAGCTGCTGGATAAGACCCTCGACATGGGGATCGACGCGCTGCTCGGTAAGTCGGGCTCGTCGCAGACCGGGATGCTCGGGGGGCTTTTTGCCGGCGTCGGCAAAATGCTCGGGTTCGCCAATGGCGGGATCATGACCAGCGCCGGCCCGCTGCCCCTGATGACCTATGCGAACGGCGGCGTGGCCGACCGTCCGCAACTGGCGATGTTCGGGGAAGGCCGGAAGCCGGAAGCCTATGTCCCGCTCCCTGACGGGAAGAGGATTCCCGTCTCGCTGCAAGGCGGGGGCGGCGGTGGCAATGTGACGATCCACAATTACGCGGGCGCCGATGTGCAAGCCAAGCAGTCGCCAAGCGGGGAATGGATCATCGTCATGCAGAAGATGATCGAGGCGAACAACCAGAAGATCCCCGGCATTGTCGCCAATAGCCAAAGGCGGTCGATGTAATGCGCGATGCGACGATTCCGGTCTGGCCGGACGAATTCCGTCCGCGTCAGGCGACGGCGACGATTGATCGCCCGCTGTTCAAGGGGCCGAAGCCCCTCGACGGCCGGGAACAGGTCGTCGCGAGTTCCGCGGGAGGATGGGCCATCAGCTACGAGGGCGTCGCCCTCTATGGCTCATGGCGTCATCCAGCCTTCCGCCCGTTGTGGCTGCGGGTCGCGGCGCTCGGGTTGCCTGTCTATGTGAAGCCCGATTTCATCACGTCGCGCCCGGCGCAATCGACCACCACGTTCTCGGACGCGACCACGTTCTCGGATGCGACAGTCTTCGTGCAGGGAACGAGCGATTGCGTGCTTGCCGCCGCCGGCGCGAAGGGTTCCCGCAAGATCAGCGTCACCAACTCCAGCGTCTCGCCCCTGACCGTCGGCAACTTCTTCGAGCTGGATGGCCGGGTCCATCTGATCCAAGAGATCGACGGTTCCGCGTGGACGATCTGGCCCTCGCTGCGCGCGGATTATGTCGTCGGGACGGTTCTTGAGATCGATGACCCGCGCGTGCTCGCCCACCTGACGCCTGACTCGCGCGGCGCGGCGATGATGACAGATGCCCGGCAAGTTACCTTCATGACCCTCGATTTTGTGGAGGCGGGCTGGTGACGCTCTATTTTCCTGAAACCGTCGAGGAAATGCTCACCGGGCGCGAGGTGCGCGCCTCGGTGGGCGTGTGGTTCGACTTCGCGTCGCAGCCAATGTGGCTCTGGCAGGGCCGGGGGTCGTTTACCGACCCCGATGGGCATGTCTGGCAGGGCCTTGGCGAATTCGGACAGGTGAGCGGGTTGCAGGGCTCGTCGATGCTCTCCGTCGATCCCGTGACGATGACCCTGACGGGCCTCGATCCGTCGCTGATGGCGCTTGTGCGGGATCAGGCAGACGAAATTGCGGGGCGTCGGTGCGGGATTTATTTCCTCACGTTCGATGAGGATTTTCGACTGCTCGACAAGCCCTTCCTCGCCGAGCTCTATCTGATGGACAAGGCGACCCTGAGCGTCGATGGCGAGTCGCGGATGATGCTCGTGACCCTGAGCGCCGAGCCGCTGTTCTTCTCCAAGCACATGCCGCCCGTGGCGATGATGAGCGATGCGGATCAACAGCGGAAATATCCCGGCGATACGATCTTCCAGCGCGTGCCGCTGCTGAACGGCAAACAAACTATTTACTGGACATGGTGAAGAATCCCGTCGCATTCGCCCGCACGGCCGGGACGCCGACCGCGCCCTGCTACAATCTCGTCGCCGCGTGGTTGCGGGATCAGGGCGCTCCGGATGTGCCGTCAGAGAGCGCCGCGCGCCGCCAGTGGCGCGTGAACGGGTCCGAGGCGGGGGCAAGGTGGGCGGCGGCACAGATCGGCCTTGTGGAGCGCCCTGCGCGCCCCGGGGACATATGCCTGATCGCTCAGGATGGGGCCGAGCCCCTGCTCGCCATTGCGCTGGGTAACGGCTTCTGCGTCGCCCGCGCGTTCGGTCGCCAGTTCGTCGGGCGGGCTCAGATCATCGTTTCGTGGGGGATGCCTTGCCGGCCATAGTTGCTCCGATCATCGCTGTTGCCGGGGCCGTCTTTACGGCGGGCGCGGCTGTCGTCGGCGCTGGCGTGGCGGCTGCTAGCGCGATTGGGATCGGCGCCGGGACGCTCTTCAGTGCAGCGGCGTCGCTGGCGCTGATCGGTGTCGAATATCTCCTGCGCCCGAGCGCCGGCGGTCAGCCGCAGCTTGCGCCGCCGCAGGCGGGGCCGCCCCCTGTCCCGGCGAGAAAGACTGTGCGTCAGTCCGACACGCCGCGCAGTTTCATTTTCGGGCGGACGCGGACGGCGGGTGCGTTCTTCCTGTATGAGTCTGACGGATATTGGGGGAGCGGCGGAAATAGCGCCAAAACGATCTTTCAGGGGATCTATATCTGCGACGGTCCGATTGACGGCTTCGATGCCTTCATTTGCGATGATGAGGCCCCGACGATTGTTCGCTCGACCGCTGGCGTCGGTGTCAGTGACGGGACCGAAGACGCGAATACTTACGTCTTCACCTCTGGCTTGAAATATGGCCCCGTCTTCCAGAGCGGATCGAATACGCTTTCTGGCTATTTTGCAGCGGCATTTGCGCCCATCAATGCGACAGAGACGGGGGCGTATTCGCAGCTCATCGCGGATAACGGGGTCTTCAATTCCGCCTTCATGGCTGACGTGTGGCCGACGACTTGCGTCGGCAAGGGGATTACGGCGGTCTATACGTGGGCCTGCACCCTATGGCTCGCCTCGCAGCGCCCGAGTCGGTTCCCGTTGGGCTTCCCAGAATGGTCGTTCTGCGTTCGTGGCGCCCGCATTTATGACCCGCGTGACACCACGCAAACCGAAACCGAAGCCGGGGTCTGGACCCTTTACAATTCAACTTGGAAATGGAGCGAAAACCCGGCGCTGATCGCCGCGCACTTCATTTCGTGGCTCGTCAATGAGGGCCTGACGTCAGTCGTGGGGGTCGATTGGGAATCGATTACAGCGGCCGCAAATGACTGCGACTCCCTTGTGTCGGCGACGATGCGCAATATTGGCGGCGGCGCTGCTGGCGCGGCGAGCGAACCGTTCGCGAGGTTGACCGCGGTTTACTATTTCACCACGCCCCCGCGCGAGTTTCTCTCGCGGATCATGGCGGCTTGCGATGGCACATATAGCATCGATCAGGACGGCCGTTTCACGATGTGGATCGGCAAATGGGAAAATCCGGCGGTCACCTTCTACGAAAACGATGTCGGTTCGTTTACTGAGGAATTCGTCGCTCCGGTGACAGAGTCGGTGAACGAGATCCATTCGACTTACGCTGAACCCCAGAACGCCTACCAGCGTTTCGAGGCTCAGACATGGTTCGATAATGAGTCCATCGCCAAGGTCGGGCGTCGCGTTGTTTCGATCAATTACGATCTCGTCCCGTCGCCAAACCAAGCCTACCGCCTGTCGCAGCGTTACGCCCGCCGCATCAACGGCAAACGCAAGTTGCAGATCACGCTCGGGCCGCGCGGGATGCTCGCCTTCAAGCAACGGGTGGTCGGGCTCTATCTGCCGCAGTTCGGGATCGAACAGAGCACATGGCGCGTCGAGGCGCTCCAGCCGGAGGGGAACCTGACGCGCTGGACGGCGACGCTGCGCGAGCTGACGCCTAATGTCTTTGCAGATGACCCGGCGCCGCGAGACCCGGCAACCTCTCTCAGGGTTGCCGCCGCTCTCGTGACGACTGCGCCGACCGCCGCCCTCGCCGCGAAATATGAGGGGTCAACGCCCGGGAACGGCTATGTCGTCATTTCGATGAATCTGCATCTAAATGACCCCACTTCTTCTACTCCAGGAATTGACACGGCTAATGTCATTCAGGAGCAGACGCTTGTTTTCGAGGCCGCCTATTCGACGAATGGTGGAGGGAGTTTCACGACCGCGACGATCTATCTCTCCAATTACATCGTCCGGACGCCTGACATCGCGAAAGGCACGACCGTTACCTACAAGGTCCGCTACATGAACGCCGAAGGCACCTATACGGCTTATTCGGGAACTGGCTCGATCACCCTTTAATGCGGGGATACGATGGGAAATATCGCAACAGCCTTCACGCAAGCGTGGCGGGATTATAACACCGACGGCGTGTCCGGTTCAGGAAACCGGAACACGCCAAAGAGTGACGCCCGGGCGCTCGGGGCGACCATCGAAGCCAATCTCGGCACGATCGAGGTCTACGGCGCCGTCGCGACCGCGGCGCTGCGGCGCGGGAATGGATCGTCAGCTTCGCCCACGGCGATTGCCGCAAACGACATCATCGGCGCGGTCGATGGCATTGGCTATCACAGCGGCGGAGCCTTCTCGTCGGCTGCGCGAGCCCGTGTTCGCTACGTCGCCACGGAGAACTCGACCAATACCGCGCAGGGCGCGAAGATGATTATCTCGACGACGCCCACGGGCGGTACGTCGACCACGGATAGCCTTTGGCTGGATCAAGATGGCTCCTTCCGCGTGCGCGGCGCGCTTGGCTATCAGACCGCCGTTGGCGCCGGAGCCGCCGCCACGCAAAGCGGGACCATCTCAACCGCCGTGACGCTCAATGCGCCGTGCGGGTCGATTACGACCGTCTCGCAGACGATTGCCGCCGGCGCCGAGGCGGACTTCACGGTCAATAATAGCTTCGTCGAGGCGAACGACATCGTTGTTCCCTGCATCCGAACGCACACCTCGGCCGGCACGTTCGCCGTTACCTGCGCGACGGTTGCTGCCGGTTCCTTCGTCCTGCGCCTGACCAATCTCAGCGGCGCAACGGCCGGTAATAACGTGCTGGTCATCAACTTCGCGATCATCAAAGGCGCTGTGACCTGAGCGCCGTTCCCTTCACCCCTGAGCTTCCCCAGACGCGACGCGCACAAAGCGCGCCGCGCCTTTCTGCATGGAGTTAAGCAGCATGAAACTGTCAGCCTTTAAGAATATCGGCTTCGCTATCCTGGCCCTTGTGGCGACGATTGGCGCGGCCTTCGGCAACGACCTCCTGCATCTGCGGGAGGGTTCGTTCGGCGGGATTGTGTCGCGCCCGAGCGCTGATGCCCGCATGGAGATCCATGGTCACTACATCGTGCGCTGCGTTGGTGCTGATGGTCAGGTCAAGTGGAGCGAGAGCTTCGACAACTTGGTGACGACCGTCGGCAAGAATGACATGCTCGACAAATATCTGGCGGGCACGACTTGGACGACCGGCACCGTTTACATGATGCTGAAAGGCACGGGAACGGCGGCGGCCGGCGACACCATGTCGTCTCATGCCGGCTGGTCGGAACTGAACGCCTCGGCGTCGTCCGGCGCGCGTCAGAGCGTCTCGTTCTCGGCGGCGTCGTCCGGCTCAAAGGCGACCTCGGCGGCGGTGGCGTGGTCGATTACTGGCTCCGCGACTGTCGCCGGTGTGGCCATCGTGATCGGCGGCACCTCGACCAATGCCAACACCACGGGCGTCCTGTTCTCGGTTGGCGATTTCGGCGCGCCGCGCTCTGTCGTCAACGGCGACACGCTCAATGTGACCTATTCAGCGTCGCTCTAAGCGACGCCCCCACAATCATAAGCGAGCGGCGGCATGACTTACTACGACGCTTTCATTGCAAAATGGGCAACGCTAAGCGGCACGACGCAAGAAAAGCTCGCCGCCGTAAACTCCGAAATGGTTGCCGGGCCGCGAGTCAACCTCCCGGTTTCCTCCGTCACGGCATATCTGCTTGCGGGCCTGAAGCTGGCCAAGCTGATCGCCTACGCCGAGACCCCGCCCGCCGGCGCACTGGCCGACTCGCTGACGGCGGCGCAAAACCTCGTCGCGTTCTTCAAACTGCCGACGCCACCGGATTTCAAAATGTCAGACCCGAATGTTTACGCGGTGTGCTCCGCGGCGCTCAATGCGCTCGCGGCAGACCCATTGACGGGGATCACCGCGACGGATGCGGCGAATTTGCTCGCCATGTCTGCAACGCAAATACCGTGGTGGGAATCGGCCGGCTATCCATCCATCTTCAGTGAAAGCGATCTCGTCGCGGCCGGAGGGCTGAACTAATGGCCACGCAAAAATACGTCGCCGGCACCATCGGTCTCACATGGGCGACCGCTGGCTTCTCTACAGAACTAAACTCGCTCGCCAGCGGCAACGCCGTCATGGCGGCGAGCGCGCTCGACAACAGCTCGAACCTCGATCTATTCTTTGACCTGTCGATTTCGCTGGGGTCCGTTACCTCTGGCGCCAACGCACCGTATATCGGGATTTACTTGTATCCGCTCAATCAGGACGGGACGAGCTATGGCGACGGCAAGTTCGGTTCCGCCGCCGCGGGGCCGCCCGCCGCGACCTATTTTGTTGGCACGATCATAGTCCCTGCTTCGACAACGGCGGTAATGACGGGGATGATCCAAGGCATCCCCATGCCGCCTGCTTCTTTCAAACTCGTGCTCTATAACGGCGCTGGCGTCGCGATGGCTGCAAGCTCAAATACGGTCAAATATCGCACCTATAATTACGCGGTGGCGTAATGGCTCAGATCATTCGCCCGTCGATCTATGCTCCTTTCAAGGGGCATCCTCACGGGGGATTTCTCCGCATTGACTGGAGCAACCCTCTCACAAGGGGGTTGGCCATTTGCTATCTGCCGGGCATCGCGGGTCCGGTTGATCTCTGCCACAACACCACAGCCCTGACGCTCACGGCGAATTACTCTTTCGGAGCAAACGCAGAGGGGCCTGCGCTCGTCAGCGCGAGTGCCTCGACCACCAACGGCGCAAAAGCCGCTCTCGCAACAAATCACCTTGCACTCGCAGATACGAACGGGCTGGCGTCAGTTTACTGGCGAGGGATGTTCACAGCGGCGCAAAGTGGCTCCAATGTCTTCGGCGTCTTAAACAACCTCACCACAAATAACCTTCTGTATATCGACTCGTCGGCTACTGGAAGATTCCTCATTGCCAGTAATTCCGCCGGAACGTCCAAAGTCGCAGGCTCGAATAGTGTCGGCACTTCCTCGACAAAGATTCAGAGCTATTCCGGAACACTGTCGCGGTCAGGGACTACCTACACCCTAAAAGGGTTTTCCAATGGCGTGCAGGACGGAAGCGTCACTACGTGGACGACAGGGGCTCCTACAAGAACTACGCAAAGCGTCGCTATTGGCGGCAACCCAAACGCTAATCTGACGGTTGGCTCATCCACCAATATCGCTCTGTTCTGGAACCGCGCGCTTTCCGACTCAGAGATAGCGTCTCTAGACGAAGACCCGTATCAGTTCATTGTTCCGGCGATGCGGCCGTCGGTCCTTTCCGGTTCGTTTCCTTACAACGACACGCTGGCGGAGACCGCCACCGCCGCTGACACGTCGAGCGCGACTGGCGTTTTCGACAGCACGGAAGCGGAGAGCGTTGCGGCGGGAGATGCTCCCGCCGCAACCGGCGTATTTGCAAGTATGGATGCAGAGAGCGCCACGGCCGCAGATAGCCCGTCTGGCGCGCTTACGACTGCGCCTGGCCTGTCTGAAGCCGCCTCGGCTGCTGATGCGGAGAGCGCAACCAGAACCCTCGTCGGGATAGACCCTGAGACGGCGACGGCGGTGGATGCGCCCGCCGGCACTCTGCAAATAAGCGCCAGCGACGCGGAAAGCGCGACGGCGGCAGATACGAGCAGCGCCACGGGCGTTCTCGGTGCCAGCGCGGCCGAGAGCGCCAGCGCGACGGATGCGGCTTCGGCCGGTTCGATCTTTGCGAACAGTGAGACCGAGAGCGCCTCGGCGGCTGATGCGCCGGCGGGGAGCGTTACGAGCGCGCCCAGCCTCGCCGAGAGTGGCGCGGCGGCGGATGCCCCCTCGAGCACCTTGCAGGC